CCATGGTGAGGGCGGTTGCAGCATTTCAGCCTTCGCCGAGCCTGTTGACAGGCGAGGCAAAAAGTAACGATTGTCTGCATAGTGACGAAGCTCTTATAAACATGTTACGTGAACGTGGTTATAAAGGCGAATTGACTAAGACCTTGACTATTTAATATTATCGCCACCCATATTTGATATGGTATGGGTGACAGAATATTTTTGACACATGGAAACATTTAAAAAGATTATAAGACAATATGCACAAAGCGAAGTGTGTATGGGAGAATTGTTAGCTAATATTTCGGCAGATGGCATGTCTATTGAAGATGCTTTTGAATTGTATATAAAAGCTATGAACTATGCTGAAAAAGATGAATTTTATCAATTAGCTGACGGAGAAGTGAAACTATTAACAGCTAAGAGTGAAGATGACAAACAACCTTTAAAACAATTGTTAGATTCGCTAAATATGTCCTAATATATAAAATTGAACATGAATAAATACTATTTTATAAATATTGGTGCTGAAGTAATATGGCACCCTGAAAATAGTGACGAGCAGAAAGTTGTGCAAATATGCACCTCGGTTTCTTATCCTGTTGAAAATGACACATTAGTTTCTCTAATTTTTTCTGATAAAAAAGGGAGTGTAAAAGTAAAGGCCGACGAATTAACTCCAAAATTGACTGACTTCAATCAAGGGTACTGGTGCGCACTTCAAGATGCAATAAGTAATGGTGCCTCTGATATGGTTATTCAGGAAATGCTACGCAGTGCCGGATTTACATACTGGGAATGTTACTGGCATATACAAAATTCTGATTTTCAGTCAGAAAAAATATGGTCGATTATTCGTGGGATGTTTTGCCAAAATCCAGATTATATTGATTGGAATGGTGCTGATTATCCAATAAAAACGGTAGTAATCTTTGAAAATACTCCTGATGAAGAAAAGGTGACTGTATCTGTAGAACGGTTAGCGCGACAATTATTAGATGATATGGGTAATTGGAGTACACGAGAAGCAGAATTTGTAGATGAACAGATTTATTTCTATCTGGATGAAGATACCTTTAATATGCCTGATGAAGATATTGTAGAATACTTGGAAAAACAATGAAATTACTTTATATAGATTTATTTTGTGGTGCCGGTGGAACCAGCACAGGGGTAGAAAAAGCCCGTTTAGAGAATGAACAATGTGCTAAGGTAATAGCATGTGTAAATCATGATAAAAATGCGATTGCAAGTCATGCTGCTAATCATCCGGACGCTCTTCATTTTACAGAAGATATTCGTACACTAAATTTATCTCCTTTAGTTTCCCATCTACAAAAATGCAGAGCTGAATACCCTGAAGCATTGATAGTTTTATGGGCTTCGTTGGAATGTACTAATTTCTCGAAAGCTAAAGGTGGTCAACCACGAGATGCAGATAGTAGAACACTTGCAGAGCACTTGTTTCGGTATATTGAGGCTATTAACCCAGACTATATTCAAATTGAGAATGTAGAAGAGTTTATGTCATGGGGAGATTTGGATGAGTACGGTAAACCCATTAGTCGTGATAAAGGTAAATCTTATTTGAGATGGCTGGATAACGTAAGGTCTTATGGCTACAAATTTGAACATAAAATATTAAATTCAGCAGACTATGGGGCTTACACTTCTAGGAAGAGATTTTTCGGAATATTTGCGAAAGGGAGTTTACCTATTGTTTTTCCAGAGCAAACCCATTCTAAAAAGCCAGACCAAAAATTAAAGAACTGGAAGGCAGTACGAGAAGTGTTAGACTTTGATGATGAAGGAAAAAGTATTTTTGGTCGGAAAACACCTTTAGTAGATTCTTCTTTATTAAGAATTTATGCAGGACTTATTAAGTTTGTAGCAGGTGGGAAAGATGCCTTCATGGTTAAGTATAACTCAATGAGTAAAGCTGGAAAGTACAATGCTCCGGGAGTTGAGGATCCATGTCCAGTAATATCTACTCAAAATCGACTTGGTGTTGCTTGCATAAACCGTTTAAATATTCTAACCGGAAAAGCATTTATTTCTGTTCATTATGGAAATGGATTTTGTAAATCTGTAGATGAACCAGCACCAACCGTAACAACAAAAGACCGATTTTCATTAATTTCTTCTGTGTTTATTGACCAACAATACGGAAACAGTAAGCCTTCTTCACTGGATAAACCACTAGGCTGTATTACTGTTAATCCCAAATATAGCCTTGTAAGCTGTAAACCTTGGATTTTAGATACAAATTTTAAGAATGTTGGCACAAGTATAAATCAACCGGCACCAGTAATTACCGCAAACCGTAAATGGCATTACTTGATGAATCCTCAATTTAATTCTGCTGGCGGATCTGTAGATAAACCTTGTTTTACGTTAATCGCTAGAATGGATAAGATGCCGCCATATTTGATTGAAGCATCTGGAGGGGGAGAGCTACCTGGCTTTATTAAGATGTTTCCAGAAGGATTGGTATATGAGATATATGACACAGATAGTGATGTAATGAAGAAAATAAAGGAATTCATGGCCATGTATGGAATTTCCGACATAAAAATGAGAATGCTAACGATTCCAGAGTTGAAACGTATTATGGGATTCCCAGAAGATTATATGCTAATAGGAACAAAAGCAGAACAGAAAAAGTATATAGGAAACGCCGTAGAAGTTAATATGGCACGAGTTCTTTGTGAGGCATTATGTAAAATATTAGTAACAATGCAACGTAAGGTTGCGTAATTTAACAACAATAATATGGAAAATTTAAAATTTAATGTTGGGGATAATGTGAAAATTGTCTCTAATGATTTGCAACCGGCAATGGTTGGTAAAATTGGTCGAATAAAGAAAGTGTACCCATCATTTTCTGAAGATTCAGATAACAATGTTCAGCCTTCTTACTTTTATCGCGTTGAAGTTGGAGGAGCTGTTTTAAAAGGTGTGGCTACCAATAACGATTTAGAAAAAGCATAACTATGATGAAAATATTCAAAGAAATGAAAGGTAAGAAGTATATTGTAATAGCTTGGATTATAATTGCTTTTCAGTTATTGTTACCAATTAAGTGGTGGTATTATATATCCAAATTCATAGGCTGTAGCAATATTCTTTATTTACATATAGCTTTATCGGTTATAGGTATTGCTATGCCCATAATATTTATAATTAAAAACAGAATATGTAATGAGAAAATATCGAGTGACGATTGATCTGGATGCTTTTGAAATAGTGGTTTCGGCTAATAATAAAGCCGAAGCCAAAAGAAAAGCTATCGAGAGACTTCAAAGAAAGAAGATCACTTCCCTGATTCGTAAATCTTGGCCTGACAATAAGAAAGAGGTGTATGTTGATGAGGAATAATTTGAGAATCAAAAGGAGATATGAGCAAAGATAATATTACAGAGCCTGTGAATACATGGGATAATTTCTATCAAAGTCGTGTCTGTAACGACAGTTATGTGAATGTCTTTTGTAAAAAATATAACCGGTTTATAGAAGAAATAATTATCAATATACAACAAATATCCTACGACCTGAAAGCACCCCTTATCTTAAAGGAGGAAGGATGTGGAATAGGTACTGTAAGCCTTGCTATTTCGCAAATAGGAGAGAGGTTGTTTAATTATTTTGGATTAACAGGTGCTTCTGATGCAAAGAAAATTTCAAAAGTTATCTTCTCTGACATCAATATTCCTATGTTGGAGCTATGTTGCAAGAACACACTCTCAATATCCACGGATAATTACTTAGGAAAAGTCCCATTGTTTTATGTTAAAGAGAATATTTGTGAACCTAAGTTTTTTGAATCATCTACAGTAGTGGTAACACATGGGGTCTTGGAACATTTTTCTGATGTAGATATAACAAGAATCATGTCAACATATAACAATGATAAGGTTTTGTTTCAAGCTCATTATGTTCCAACTAGCCAATACACGTCCCCTTCTTTTGGAGACGAACGTTTGCTGCCTACAGATTACTGGATCACATTAGTAAAACCGGATTATTATCTTCTTGATAATAATGGTAAAGATTTGTATATGTTTAAAACTAAACCGGCACCGACAAGAAGATAAGAGAGTCTATAAATGATAAATTTTGAGAACATGGCAACTAATGTTAATAATGCGGAAAGATTAAGAAGTTATTTTCTTTCTCACAAACAAAGGGAAAATATTATCAATGTATGTAGAGCACGCCCAAATTGGGACGGTTGTGACTATTGTGACTTATATTCAGGTTCAGGGCTTCCATGTTGGAAGCAAGATGATAAACATAATTGTTGCAAATTAGAGGAAGTCAAAACAAAAAACAAGAATGTATGAAAGAAAAATCAGAAACAAAAGATTTAGCAATGACACCTAAAGAACAGGAAATGGATTTGCGTAGATGGTGTGTGGAAGTATCGGTGAAAATCTGTGATAAAGAATCCATCATTGAAGTTGCCGAAAAACTGTACAAATGGATTACACAATAGAAAATGACGTAAAGTCAGGTAGCAATAGTTGTGCACGCCCTGACTTTAAACATTAGTCTAATTCAAAAACAACATGTCCTTTACCAGCAGCAGCTATGTTAATTAGCTCTGATGTTAATTTGCATCCTGCATTGGTACAAATGAGAGTTACGTTATTCTTTGACGCAGCCATAGCAATGTTGATTAGTTCTGAAGTTAGTTTTGATTTACAGTTAATCTTTACACTTCCACCTGCGTTGAGGATGTTGATAATTTCACTAGTTAATTTCATAAACAATAATTTTTTAAATTCGACAGTTGTAAAAGTAGTAATAAAAAACAAAGGGCGCATCCATTTCAGCAATAATTTTAAAATTCGACACTTTATTTTTATTAGGGTGTGCTCTTTAACTAATAAATGTATAGAAATGAAGATAAGAATAGGAAAATCTTTTGATAAAGAAACAAATGAAGTCTTTTATCAGCTACAATTTAAATTGGATGGAGAACGGACCTATAACGCATATTCTTATGATGTTTTTAAAGAGGAATCTGACGCAAAAGAAGCTCTTAACAAACATCTAAATGGTGAACGTGAATACACTTATTTTGTGAGTGCTGAAAAAGTTAAAAGAACAATCAAAGGGAACCGCGTAGATGTGAAAAAAGTATTAGCATTTCATGTTATGTCAGCTAAATCAGATTTACCAGGTTCTCGTATCTGGGTGAAAATTAACTAATAAAAAGATAGTAATAAATATGGGAACATTTATTTTTAGACTATGCATTGATAATACACTTTGCTTAGTTACCGCTTTTGATAAAATAGAAGCAGAACACATGTTGGAGAAAAACAAAGGCATCATCTCAAAGGCCGAGTATTATTTTGTTGGGGTAACGAGCGGGGTGATTACTATTAGTAAAGATGGAAATTTAACTTATTAAATATCGGAAATGAGTAAAAAGAGATTTACAGATGACCGTAAACAGCTTTTAATACGGTATAAGATAGATGAAAAAGGATGTGTTTCTTTTATAGACCCCTGCTGCGATGAAATTCCAATTTGCCTTTTCGGTAAAATAATGGAAGCTATATCAAATGTAGAACAAGAATGGAACTGTAGAATTGCTAATAAGGTCGACTCTCTTCTGCCTAATATTACATTCGAGAAACCAACACTCAGATAAGAATAAATATGAAATTCTGTGATTTACCGATTGAAACCCAACAACGATTAAATTGCGAACGATTGAATTTACATAATCGTTCAATTAATAGTGCATACGAAGTGCTATTGTATAATCAACCTGGTACTCGTTATTTTCATGCAAGACGTCATCAAAATTCGTGGTCTGATGATAAAGGTAACTATATGCCGTTTGGAGGTGGTTCTGAATGGACGCTGCAATATGGATGTATAGGTTTCTCTCGTAAGAAACAAGTAATGGGTTACGATTATGAATTATGTCGTGGCAAGACCTATTCTAAGTCTGCAAATGGGACAATTATTCCAGCTTCCGTAAAAACAAAGAAGGAAGTTTTGAGTATAGCAAAAGCGATTGGAATATTGAAAACATTGGTTTAATTAAAGTTGATATACAATATGGGTAAAACAATAGTTAATGAAATCGAGAAATGTACACAATGTCCGCATTGTACAATTCTTCCAGACCCAGAACCGTATGATTGGTTTTGTGACGATGACGTAAAACTCTTCTGTGAAAAATTAAAAAGGACAGTAGCCGCTGCACTTCGACCCTACGAAAGTGACGAAGTTGATATTCCCAGTGATTGTCCTCTGGAATAAAATATAATAATAAGAAATATGAACGAAACATTGGAACAACAAATTAAACGTCTGGAATTCTGTCGTGATTGCATTGACCAGTCTTATAAAGCTGGGAGAGATGAATACAATCGCCTTGAACGGATGATTGAAGAATTGAAAGAAAAACAAAAATAAGAAAACACATAGAAGAAAGAAATGATTATGGAAGTAAATAATGGAATAATAATTAATGGAGTTTTGCATGAGTTTGTCATACCGAGCGAATCCCCTTGTTTAGAGTGTTCTTTAAAGAATGAGTGTGGTACTTATTTAGGTGATAGGTTGTATTCAGATCCATGCGATGTTTTTAATTCATGTAGTGGAATATTTGTAATACGTGCCAAAGTAAAGATAGAAACGGAGGATTAACTATGGGATTTACAACACCTGTGTTTATACTCAAAAACACACCGGAGCTTCGAGATAAGTTAGTTCGTTTAGGGTATAAAATAGGATATGAAAGGTATATAAACGATGATTTTTTAGCGACAGACAATGATGAGATGTTTGGAATTGATGTTCCATATCCTCCTGAACAATGTAATGGGTATATTCATTGCGGAACTAATGAGGCTTTGTTCCTTGCCATAGCCGCATTGAGAGACGATACTGACGATTCACAATGGTTTGTATATCCTCCTGAAAATATTTGGTTTATATGCGATGACGATGACATCAATTATGCACGAGAAAATATTAAAGATAGTGTACAGGCGGCATGGTTCCATTGTAGTCATAAGGCAACGGTGAAAGAGCTTATAGAACATTTTAAATCTGTTTAGAGAAATGAGTTATGATTTTTTAGGAGACATAGATCGAATAGGCATGGATGCCTACAAGCAAGGTGAAGAAGATGCCAAGAAAAGAGCTATAGAAATTCTGGCTTCTGTTTTAGAGAATTGGGTACATGGTGGTGATGCAGACTGTATCATTGCCGAATTTGAAGAAGAACTAATGAAAAAATGATAACGATATGGCACAGTTTACAACACAAGTTGCAACAAGCATAGAGCAGTCGCAACAATTAATAGAGCTAGGTGTAAAACCTGAAACAGCAGATTTGGTATATCGCTGTACAAAATCAAGCACTGATTCATTGGAATGGGAACTACAATTGTGTCCACCATCACTGGAAAACATAGACAACAATGACATTCCAGCATGGAGCTTGGTCCGGTTACTTGAACTGCTTCCTTATGAGATTCCTTGCGACCGACCAAATGTTCTTCACCATCCAGAATTGATTAAGTATGAGGATGGGTATAACTTCTCCGTATGTAGATATACCGTAGATTGTTTTGCTGGTACTCCTATCGAGAACAGCCCTTTTGACAGTTGTGTGTCTATGATTAAGTGGCTTATTGCAAAAGGGTATTTTAGCAAAGAATTTTTGCTATGAGAAGAATGCCTTTTACTCTTATGGATGATCCATGCTATCATCCATTCTGCAAGTTCCCGGAAGAATATTACTGGAGGATGCCTTTATGGAAAGACAGGGACAAGGTTAATTCACGTACATTTTTAGGATGGTGTATGCGAGTAATAGAAAAGGTGTACTTAGCAATGCAAACAGAGCCAACCATTCTACAAACTCCTCCTTCTTTGATAAACCGGTATGTACCTCCGACACCAGAGCATCTTTATTCAATGCAGATAATAATTCCTTCTCGACCTCTTGCCTATGACGTTCAAGAAGAATTGCGTAGTTGTATAGAGTTACGCCAGCTGTACTCACACCAATGGTCAACACGACTGTCAGACAAAGAAATACCACGCGGGTACATAGCGGTTCTTGAAAATTATCATGGAGGGAAACTAATATCCCGTATAGGCTTGCGCTGGCTACGAGTACACCCTGCCAAAATTCTGATCTTTTCTGAAAAGCTTTAAAAGACAGTTTACTGTTTTCTTTGTGGTTGTCTTCGTAATATTTATTAGGTGTTTTGTACATGATTAAAAATATTTATTTCAAATAATAGTAGCCAACATGATATTCATTATCATAGTTGGCTACAAATTTAATAATAATGTGTATAATCGAATATAATCGTATTTAAATAAATGAACAAAGAAAGGAAAGGTAGATTCAACGATGTTATTAGTTCCCTGGAAGAAGCGAAGGGAGAAGTGGAGGACATCTTAAATGAAGAGCAAGACTCTTACGATTCTCTCCCAGATGGATTACAAATGTCTTCCAGAGGAGAAAAGATGCAGGACTATATCGGCTTGATGGAGGACTGTATAAGCAAGATAGATGAGGTCGTTGGGTTTGTGGAAGAGAAAATAATAAAGAAAAAATAGATGCTTTATTTTGTAGGTATAAATAGAAATACTTATTTTGCAAATAAAAACTTATGATGGATAGAAAAGAGTTATCGTTTATGATTAAAAATATGAGAGAAAATTCAGGAGTTAGTAAATATCGTGCTTCTAAAGATAGTGGTCTAACTGAAATTCAAATAGGATATATGGACGATGCAACTCATTCATATTCAATCGGAAATATGTTCCGTTACTTAAATGCTATAGGTGGATATTTACAAATAAGGAGTTCTATATATAAGAATTCGTTTATTTTAAAAAGTAGAGAAGATTTTGTTATTGCATTTAAAGAGATGCGTGCCACTAATCAATTATCCCAAAAGAAAGCAGCATTAAAAATAGGAGTTAATTCAGCTATTATAACTGGCATTGAATCTCGGAATATAGACACATCTGTAGATAAATTCATTCAATGCGTATATGGCTTAGAATATGAAATTATTGTAAAAAAGGCAAACTGATGATTACGTTTATTTGTATTATTGTATGGGTTGTAGCAATGCTTTTTCTTGCTATTGTGTGTGGATTACCTTTTAAAAAAGAGAAGGGCAAAGCTATTCCTATAAGAAGATATAGTATTTATGTTTTTATAGGGGCTATATTTACTTTCTTTCTGTTGTATATGTATAACGAACATTATGAATTACTATATAAGTTTTTCTTAGCTATTGGGGTAATTGGTATCGTTATTTATGCTTTGGGTATATCGTTTTTTAGATCTAAAAGATGATTGTCTGGCAATAAGAACTGGCATATTATTTCTGATTTCAATGCCTTTTTCATAACCGTATTTCTTCTTTTTTTTCTATTCTATAGAAAACAATTTTAAGAAGATAGTATGGAAAAAGAGTTGCATACAAACGAAAGTAACAATATAGATATACATTCAACTTCTTTAGAAAGAAAACTTTCATTGGCGTTGCATAAAAGATACCCCGTTATATGGGCAGCAGATAATATTCAGGAATTGGTATTAGATGATAAAGCAACAGTTGAGAATGTATATGACGTACTGGCAGAAATCGAGGATAAGTGCGTGCATTTATCAAAACTCATAAATATAGAATTTAATCCTTCCAATGTTCAGAAATTGGAAGAGGAATATGGGGTACAAATTTCTGAACATTGGAAAAATTACGCTCTAAATGTAATAAATAATTTTGCAGGAGAGGTGCTTGCTTTTGCGATGCAGGCTTCTTCTGTGCGTTAGTCTTCTGGATAGAAAGCAGGTTTATGTCGGTCGTTGATATACATTATTACAACTTTTATAGCTTCTTCTACATGATATTCGGGAATACCGTTCTTGAAAGTTGAAAAAAGTTGTCTATTGGCAGAAAGATAGGTGCAACACCCATCCCAAATACGTGTTGCGATATAAGAGTCGTTTTCATGGTTGATTCGTCTTCCAATAACTTTACTTAACAATTCAATTTGCTCTTTTTCTTTTATGTTCATAGTATCAATTGTTTTTAATCACAAATATATAAAATCATTGATAATTGAGCACAATTGTGGTTAATAAATTTTTCAAAATAAATCCAATAACATAACCATTCCCCTTTTTTCATTCTATTCTATAGAAAATAATAAAGAATATGGAAGAATATGGAAGAACCTAAAAATGCAAAATTATTTTTGGCATTAAAAAGTAGATATGCCTTACACAATACCGACCGTTTGGTAGAGTTCATATTGGATGATCAGAAGACATCTTTTGACTTTATTACTGAAATTATTCCCCAAATAGAAGAAGAGAATAAAAAAGCTCCTAAACTTTTCAAGGTAACTGTTGATACAGACATTCTGGAAAGGTTACGTGCAAAACAAACATGTAAGGGGAAATACCCCCTTAATGATGCGAATATAGCAAATGAAGTAAGGCTGATAGAAGTATATCTAGCAGATAAGGTTTGGGACCTTGTTGGACTAGCCTATATGGACCAACGCTAAAATTCTATTATATTTCCAGCTATTTTAGGGTTATCAATCATTTTCTGAGATAATTCTAACGCTTTATCAATATGATATTGAGGAATTCCATGTCGGCAAGATTCAAAAAAAACTTGCGGACATGTGGAAACGTATGTTTGGCACCCAACCCAAATTCTCTCTTTTTCATAAGGGGTTACTTCAGGGCCAAAAGCTCTTGTTACAAATTTTACTAATAACTCAATGAGGTCTTGCTTTTCTTTTGTATTCATTGTATCATCAATTGGTTTGATTGCAAAAATACACCAATATCATAACTATTTTTCTGTTTTTCTTATCTAAGCTAATCCTATTAGAATAAATGCTGCAACAAATTTGTAATTAAAAAATAAATTATTACCTTTACCAGACAAATTGGAAATGATTTTGTACATTGAACAATCCTGTTAATTATGTCAGTCTGTGTAATTAATTCATAATAAAAATAAAATAAGCTATGTACCCACACGATAATATTTTTAGTATTTATTACAATATAGGGAAACGAACTCCATTCTTGGTTAAACGATGTGAGTTAGGATTAGCACGTTCATCCAGCGAGGAAAGACGTATTGATCCAAATCAAGATAGAACCTTCTTAGTCGAAACTGTAAAGCCGCGTGGCAAATATGGTAAGGCTTATGGCAAGTGTTTTGTAAATGGTAAGCCTGATGATACATATAGGCAAGAATGTTATCCAAATATCAAAGACGAAGAAATCCCTTGCGCTGGATGTGGAGAATGGGTTTTGATTGATGTTCCCGGTGTATCGCTTAATGAAATATTTCCCATTCATAAAGCGGATGAAATACTTATGTTTGGTAAATATAAGGGGAAAACTTTTGGTGACATTTATAAGATAGATTATCAATATCTTCATTGGCTAGAAAAAACAGACAGGCTTTTCAAAGTTGATTTTGAGGAACTTAAACAATTATATCCAGATGTCGAAAAACAGGAAGATATATCTATTGCAGACCAAGTAATTGATTTTGGGAAATATAAGGGACAAAAGTTTCGTGACATTAAAGATGATATTTCTTATCTTGAATGGCTTGTCTCAATAGACAAAATATCTATTGAAGATTTTGAGTTGTTGTCCACGATATAATACCATACAGTTTTGGCTATAAACACTTTTAACACCCATATTTATATGAATAAATTTTTATGCTCTCTTGTATTTGTGCTTTCTTTTTCTTCAGTCCATGCACAATCTAATGATTCACAAAAGGAAATACAAACACTTGTCCAGAGAGTCGATTCTCTTGAACATGAATTGTCATACCTTAAATTGACTTATGAATTAAATACACTTAATTCCGACATAACAATGTTTGCAAACGAGGTGTACACCAAATCTATCGCAATTCAATTAGACCTCTATAATCGAAATTTTAATTCCAAATTAGGTGATGCGTATCAACAATATTATGAAACATGCCAACGCAAGAAACAATCAATTTCTGAACTCATTGAAGCTAAGAAAACATTATACTTAATTAAAGTTATAACATATCCTTATTCCGAGAGTGAACTAAAGACGTTAAAGGCAAGTTATAACGTAATTAATGATGCGTATGACTCGTTAGGGAAATCAATGGAGTTACTGGAAATTGTTATTGATACATATAATAAGTTTTTGTAACTATTTAATTTCGGCTTATTCGATAAGTTGTGGAATTCCGAAATTGGTGTTAAAAAAGAATTTTGTCATTCTGGTGTAATAACTAAAAATAACAACCATTCTTTTTCCATCTTTCCTATTCTATAGAAAACTGTAGTTGTCAATATCAGTACTTTGGTATCTGGTATTGTATCTATTTAATATGATATTGTTATAGACTAAAATTTTGTTATATGAAAGCTATTATTGAAGCAAAAAAATATAGGGACACTGATTCTTCGTATATTGTTGTCGAGATACGTTTTTTGTGTGTTCCTATGTTTTATTATAAAAAGCAATGGGCTTGTTAGTCGATTTTTACGAAAGCATTTATATTTCCTGTTATTGTAAGATATGCTCCTTGGGTATGACTCCAGTACACTGCGGTTAAATGTTCATTGTCTATTTTATCTATAACAACCATCTTTATAGGATCAATAGCATTGACAATTTTTACACTGTCTCCAATTTCTATACTCATAATGATAAATATTTATTAATCGTTTCAGCAAAGATACTGCTATTTATTGATAATTGAATACAATTGTAGCCAATTAATTTTCCAAAAATGCACTTGGTTTTCTAAACTAACTCCATCCAGTTCCAACTATTACTTAAAAAAGGCCGGAGATATATTCTCCAGCCATACAGATAAAATTCATCAATTTGCAGAGTCTTTTTGACTCCTTTTGGTTAGTCCTGCAAACCTTGCGATGGCGGCTGAGAAAATATCATAAATCAGGGTGGTATAATTGATCCATGATATTCCAGGTGCATCGACAAGGTTTGCTACTAAAAGGGCAACCAGCATGACTAATCTTACCATGTTGGTTGCAAAATTACATAAATTGTTGATAATCGTATATAATCATTTATAAATATGACAAAAAACAAATTATCTATTGCGCCTCCAGATAAGAAGAAGACTTTGGAGGCGTTTTTTCGTTATTATGAGTTAAGCCGTTTATTGTTCGGTCAAAAGCAAAACGAAATATATGATGTCACAGACATTCCGAAAACAAATAAGTTTTATGAGTTAGCGAAAGAAATAGCTAAACAATTAGAAATTGACTGGGAAAGTATGACACACGAAGAAAGTAATCGTGTTATGTTGGCCCTATTGGAAGATTCATTTAATCTTATACGCGATATTGAAGATTCCAAATCTATAATCCTTCAAACTAAAATAGTGATAAAGAAATGAGTGATGCACAGATTTATGACTTGTATGCTCAAAAGATTTCGGATATAACCAATATTCCATATCCTTATATTATTGTATTGAGAGACAATGGCTTGTTGAATCAGAAAGAAGCAAGAGATAAGTTAATCCGATATGATTATTGGAAATTGATGAAAACAAACAAATTCACACACAACCAGATACTTGAAAAACTTTCTGGTATATATGATGTCAATAAACGTAAAATTTTATATGCGATAAAAGTTAAACCCAAGCGCGTATATTATTGTAGGCAATGTGGACTCCAGTTATCGAAAGTCAAATACATGCGGAACGATGGTATATGCGATAAGTGTATTTCTAAACAAATAAAATTATAAATTATGGACAATCTGTACATTGAAGCGTATAAGTTCTATAAGAATGACTACGCACATGGTTTAGTATTATTTCATATTCAATCTCATTTTGAGGCTTATGAAGATGATGCTATTCAACTGGGGGCAGCACTGAATCTCCCAGTACATCTGCAAGAAGGCGTGAAATTCTGTAGTTTCCCGGATTATGAACTTGAAAACACCTTGTTGTTCCTTGTACAGATTGGTATCTCGGTTAATACTATAGAATATCGAGATGAAAATGGGGTATTCGCAATACCAAAAGTGAAACAAATTTTGGATGATATTGAAGCTGATTATTGACATTTTCGATATACTAATAGTGATTTTTGTAAATATCTGTAATATAGTCAATTATATTAAGTATTATATTTAGTTTTATATATAGCTAATTTGTTGTGTGACAGTTGATTAAATATAAAATAATTAATAAATTGATGTCATAATTTAAAACAAAGTCGTACCTTTGCCTCACCATCTTAACAAAATAGTTGGTGAGGCTTTTATATGTAAACAAAAATCATAGGAATATGGATAAGATAAAAACAAAATTGAAATTTATTAAGTCAGACCGTACAGAGTCATGGGTAGGATTTGTTTCTATCAATACTAAAACCGGTTACATTAAGGGCGTTAGAGAAGACGCAAAGGGTCCTAAAAAAGTATGTATTGTAACACATGAGCTAGAGCCAATTATTGAGCCGAATGTGCTTTATGATGTACAAATGGTTCCTATGAAAAATGAAAAGGCTGGATACATCGTTGTAGCAGCGGAACCACATGCTTTTGATGCAAAGATTACTTCTACAGTTGTAAAGAATGCTGTGTATTTAGTGGAAGTAAAGTTCGGAAACAAGACAATCAAATACGATCCGCTGGATGGTGTCAAAGATTCTGTTCGTACTATTGATGGGGTTGTAGAGGAACTGTCAAAACGTAAAGACATCAAGAATCTACTGCTGGTAATTGATGATTTCTGTAAGTCAGCAAACATTGTATTAACCGCATTCCAGAACGATGGTCATTATGTCGCAGCAAAAAAAGTTCTCAAAAAGTAGAAAACCTAAGCTGCCGAGAAAAAGAAAAAAGGCTTGTATAAAAGCACAAGGACGCGCTTCGTATTATAGCACTGTTAATCTTGCTAAAGTAGAAGGAGAGTGGCCTTGTAAATTTTGGGTTAATTCGACAGTAGAAATGAAACCGGTAATGATAAATGGTACTGTGGCTCTTATTCCCACACCCGCTCAATATTGGTAGAATATGATAGAAATTCCAGTAGAGGGAATAGCTACAGACGCAGCTCATTCCACGAAAAATAAAATAACAGAGTTTCAGGGGATAGATTTACGGACCGGTAAGCGGATATTTTATCAGAACCTGGGTAATAAAACGGTGAATATTGGTGAGTTCTTAGGTGTTGTTGAAGCAGCAAAATATATCATAGAAAATGATTATTCTCCCAGAATTATCTATACAGATAGTATAACAGCAATAGCTTGGTTTCAAAACAAAAAAACAGCATCCAAGAAGAAATGCAAAGAACTTCAGAAAGCCGAGATATTTCTTAAAACTCTTGCATGGGATGTTGATACAATTGAAGTCCGACACTGGAACAACAAAGAATGGGGTGAGACCCCTGCTGATTTTGGAAACAAATAAAATCCTCCAGCAAGAGAACTGGAGGATTGAGATATACAAATCATCATTTGTTGGAAGTCTTTCTTCCTCTGAAAGCCCAGATAATGTCAGCGATAGATTTTAACGATGCGGCTACATCGAAATCCACTCTTATTCGTAGGCATTTTCTCATTGTAAAGGCAATCAGCACCCATGCGATTGGCATATATTCGCAAAGGTAAGAAGAATCTTTCAAAGTAGGACAGTTTTTCAAAATTCTGTCAACTAACGGCTGTTGAGATACTTAGTCATAAATAGCCGTTACATAGCGGGATGGAGCAGTTGGTAGCTCGCTTGGCTCATAACCAAGAGGTCGCCGGTTCGAGTCCGGCTCTCCGCCACTAACTAATTAAATTAATTATAGTATGAAAGAGCAAATCATATCTGAAAGGGCAAATATTAT